GACTAGTCGCCGACGACTTAATTACTGTTCTAAAAGCAGACGGTACAGAACTTACTCACACAGTTGATTCTGTAGACTCTATAACAGACATTACATTAAATTCGACACCTTCTGGCGTAGCAAGCGGTGACTTAGTTTATCTACGAGCCGCTACCCCTTCATTCTCACTAGTAACACCATTCTTGTGGAGTAGAACAGAATTTCGTTTTGGAGCTACAGCAGGTGCCGCACTTTCAGCAACACATACACCGTTAGAGCAGGGCAGTAATTGGCAAATAGTACACGCGCTAAATAATAACGAAGGTGAGAAGCGAAGCGGTTCATTTGACCCAGCAGAATTAGCAAGGTTGCAAGGTGGCGCACAGCTTGGCGCTAATGTTAGATTCGACACACCAGAAGACATGAATAGATTCTTAACAGTCACTAAAAGAGCAGTCGTTATAAGGCATTTTAGCGGTGACGACCACGAGTTAAGAATTACACTAAATAACGTCAAATTTTCAGAAGACCCAGTAACCCTAGACACTGGTGAATTAGTGTTTGCAGAGGGTACTTTAATGGCACAATATGACAGTTCAGACGGACAAATTTTCGACGTAAAAGTTCTGAATAACGTAGCTTCAATCTAACGTGATAAACGCATTTTTGCGGTAATTATCTACAGATTTATAATTCGGTATATTTTCGGGTCTGTTTTCGGTAGGGGAGTGGTCAAAAACCATATTTTGAGGCTAAGGGGAGTGGTCTATTTCGGAGTAGGGGAGTGAGGGAGTGGGTCAAAAATACTCATTTTTGCACTAAATAACCACATTGACACCGACCGTTAATTACACTAATATAGTAACTAGATATGCCAAAGCTTAACAACCCAGAACGACGCCAAACCAAACGAATTATTTTACCTTCATCTACCAAAGAAGACGAAGCGTGGGTCGATATTTACGAAGAAGCAGTCGCAGGTGATTTAGAGCAAGTCGGCGACGTTCACAACCTAAAGGGTCACGCTACAATGGTGGCAATTACCAACATAATAAAGGCTTGGAATTTTGAAGACGAAAACGGTAGAGTTGCAGAAATAAATATCGAAAATGTAAGACGTTTACGACGTGACGATATAAGTAAATTGCTCGACGAAATAAAGGCTTACGACGAGGTAAAACCCATGACCGACGAAGAAAAAAAAAGTTCACTAATAGATTCTTCGCCGAGGTCAGACGCGAAAAGTCAGACAACCCCCAAAGCATAGAGCTACCACCAGCGCCCCCAGAACTGGTAAGATTAAGATATAGAGAACATTTTCATTTAGACTACTGGCAATGTTTTTTTACGCCGTATAATGTAATGGTGAGAGATTTAGAAATTATCGGCTTAGAAGATAAAATCAAAAGTGGTTACAGGACAGCAAAGCAAAAAGCCGAACAGTCTAAATTGAAACGTAAAACAAAATAACTATGCCAAAATTAGAACCATTAACACTAGAGCTATTAACAAAAGCCGACCCAAAAGCCCTAGACCAAACAGAAAAAAAGCTACGAGGATTCTCGGAGAAAGTAACTAGCGCCTCGCAAAAGTTTGCTATCGGGGTGGGTGTCGCTGGAACTGCAATATTTGGTCTGGGGGTAAAAGCGGCCCAAGCCGCAGGTGAGCAAGAACAGTTAGGTGTAGCGTTTACTACTATGTTAGGTGACGCAGAAAAAGCAAAAACACTTATGGGTGAGATTGCCGACTTCGCTAGTGCTACACCATTTGAATTAACCGACATACAAAAAGGTTCTAAAGCGCTTCTAGCTTTTGGTATTGAAGCAGATAACGTCATACCTAGTATGAAGAATTTAGGCGACATTGCGTCGGGTGTGGGTATAAACATCGACGAACTAGCCGTTATCTATGGTAAGGCTCGAACAGCGGGTACATTGTACGCCGAAGATGTGAACCAATTAACAGAGCGTGGTATACCTATCATCGCCCAGTTGGCTAAACAATTCGGTGTAGCAGAAGGCGAGATTAAAAAACTAGTATCAGAAGGTAAAGTAGGATTCGGCGACTTAGAAGAAGCATTTAGTAGCATGTCGGGTGAAGGTGGTCAATTTCACAACCTCATGGAAGCGCAAAGCGAAACTTTACTGGGTAAATGGTCAAACTTACAAGACGGCGTACATCAACTTATGGTAGCAATTGGTGAACGTTTATTGCCCGTAGCTACACAGTTTGTAGACGCGGTAATTGCATTTCTGCCAAAACTACAACAAATGGCAGACTGGCTAAGTCAAAACAAAGAAATATTGTTAATTGTAGGCGGTGCTATTCTTGCTGGACTTGTGCCAGCGTTTATAGTTGCAACGGGTGCCGCGCTAGGGTTTATTGCAACAATGGCGCCGCTATGGATAGCAGGGGCCGCTATCGCAGGTATCGCAATCTTAATTTACAAGGCTTGGAATGAGAATTTTTTAGGTGTACGTGACGCAGTTCAAGGTGTAGTTAGTTGGTTTACTGATACGTTCTTACCCGCACTGCAAGGCATGTTCGACTGGATGAAAGAAAAATTAGACTGGCTAGTTAATAACTGGGCGGAAGCGGTCGGCTTTATAATTGGCTTTTTTGCAACGCTACCCATTAAGTTACCTATTCTGGCGCTAGTAGCATTGTCTAAAATAATCGAACTTGTCAAAAATATCGACTGGGGTAATGTGTTCAAAGTCATATTAGACGGTGCAGGTAAAATATTTAACGCCATATTTGACGCTGGTAAAAAATTGTGGGAAAAGTTGCAAGCTATTGACTGGGGCGCATTGTTTAAGAATATTGCCAAAGGTATAGGTAATTCGGTACTTGGTTTAATTGAAGGCGCGATTAAAGGTGCATTGTCTGGTATCCCTGGTATTGGTGATTTTTCGTTACCACGTTTTGCCAACGGTGTTAATAATTTCGGGGGTGGTCTGGCTATTACTGGTGAGCGCGGCCCAGAACTTGTCAATTTGCCACAGGGTAGCAGTGTTACACCAGCGGGGCGAACACAAGAAATATTATCAAACAGTCGCCAAGAACGACCAATAGTGGTAAACCAATATATACAAGATTCAGTAGACTTAACTTTTGCATTTAGGGAAATTGCATACGCACTTAAAACAGCCTAGCCATGAAAACAGCATATATAAATTCATTACAAATACACAGCAACAGCGATACTAGTTTAGGCTTTTATCTAAGACCAAATATACAGGGTTTAGAAATGCCAGATATAAGACTGCCAAGTTTTGAGCGACCAAATGTAGACGGTGCATTTGTGCCTAACCAGTTGTACGGTGGTCGCCCTATTACACTAGAAGGTCGAGTTAGTGGCAATGGAAGCATTACCACATACCGCACACGTAGACGTCAGTTAGAAGCCGTTACACGCATTTATCGCCCAAGTGACGTACTCACACCTGTTACCTTCAAGTTTACGACTATGGACGACTTAGATTTGCAGGTAGAGGCGTACACCCGCAAACTAACTTTTGCAGACGTAGAGATGAACCACGGCAACTATGTATTAGATTTATACGCGCCAAACTTACGCATTTTGTCGCAAACATTAAAACAACAAGCTATTTATATTTTTGAAGGTGGCGGTATGGGTATACCAATGGCAATACCTAGCGACTGGTCTACGGGTTCTTCTACTGAAAGTGCGGTGAATAATGAAGGGAATCACGACGCTTACCCATATTTTATTATTTATGGAACGATTGAAGACCCGCAAATTACTAATACGACTACTGGTGAGTCATTTAGCTTAGACTACACATTAACAGCCAGCACAGAACGAATTGAAGTAGATGTTAGAAACCGCACAGTTGTTTACTATGCCAGCGCTGGTGCGACTGGTACTAATATTCGAGATAAATTTACAGGCGACTGGTTCGAGTTATCAGCGGGCAATAACACACTTAAACTAACAGTTGTAGACACTACCGACACTGGTTATGCGCTAGTTCAGTGGCGAGATTCTTATATAGGTATATAAAATTATGGCAAGAGCAATTTACGAAGTAATAGTTAAAGACCCCGACGCTGGTACATTGTGGGAAGTTATACCAAAGTCGTATAGCTTCATAGACCGCTTGAATAAAGAGCCAACGGCAGACTTTTCGTTTTCGTTTGAAGAATTAAAGTTAGGTGCAACGGCTAACGATACTACAGTCGCTAATATGTTTACCGCCGCACTTCGAGAAATATATGTCAACAGAACCAAAAACGGCACTACTACAAAAATTTTCTACGGTGTTATTACTGATTTTGTTGTTACCCCTGGTGGTAAAGGTGAGCGTACAGTCAGTATAAAGGCAATGGGTTTTTTTGGTCTATTCAAAAAACGATTAGTCGGAATCGGCACAGAAACCGTATATAGCGCAACCGACGCGGGCGATATTGCGTGGGATTTAATCGACGATTCACAAAATTCAGATACACCGTATTCAGACTGGGGTATTACACAGGGTGCAACGCCAGCGACTAAAAACCGTGACCGTACTTATTTCTTCGACAATGTATACGAATCTATTGTTAAACTTTCAAGTGATAATTTAGCCGACGGGTTCGACTTCGATATCGACAATAGCAAACAATTTAACGTTTACTACCCCACCAAAGGTCAAGCACGACCAACTGTAGTATTTGACGAACGTACAATGTCTGGGTGGCGTTTTGTTAAGTCGCTTTATTCAGATATGGCAAATATCGTTTATGCAATTGGTGAAGGCTTTAATGAAAGTATCAACTATGAAACCAGAACGGCTAGTACGGCATTGCGTACCCCATTTGGCACACTCGAAGAAAAACTAGAAGCTAGAAATGTTACAGAAGCTACTACCCTACAAGATAAAGGCGACAAAAGACTAGACGACGCAAGTGCGCCAAACGAAGAAGTACAGGGTGTTCAGCACTACGACGATGAAAGCGCAGTAAGTTTTGACGACTACAACGTAGGGGACACTGTAATAGTAAATTTGCCCGACTTTGAAATCGACAACGAATCGTTTCGAGTTCGTGAGCGAAGGTTTGTTATGCAATCTAGTGAAAGTATAGGGTTATGTACGCTAGTATTAGAATAAAAATATGCAAGATTTACTAGACCAATTCAAAGCAATATTAGAAAAAGTTAGAGATTTAGAGCGTGCTTTTTTGAATATAAAAACACTTGTGTTTCCCACCGACGAGGGTAGATTGTCTATACCTAAATACGACGGTGACCCAGCAAGCCCAGCAGACGGTGACATCTGGTACGACTATACAAGTGACACATATAGAGGAAAGCAAAACGGCACTAAAGTTACTTTTGACACTACGTCAGACTGATAGAACATTTACTAGTAGATACTTATTCATTACAATGAATTAAGCCATGATAACAATAACGTTTCAAATACCAGACGAAATAGCCCAGTTTCTACGAGATAAAAAAAATGTAGAACCTAAAACATATTTTCAAAACGAAGTAATAGAGCCAATTATTAGCGACTATGAAAAAAACATAAAATCAGACGAGCTTGTAAAACTGCAAGACGCAGTCAGTCTAAAAGTTGGTAAAATAAAAACAGACATGAAAGTTATCATTACAGACGAAGAAAAAAAGAGAAAATAAACTATGGCATTATATACACTTAGAAGCGGAGCAACCGCACACCCAGAAGACAGCGTACTACAGCTAGCGACCGATTTAATTCGTGTCGGTGGTGTGTTAGACCTCGGTACAGATTTACATTTTAACGTAACTGAAAAGGGCGCGGGCGCAGACATGAGTGTCGATATAGACGCAGGGCGCTTATTTATAAAGGGTTCTTCTGGCAACACATACCCCGTCAGAAATACAGACACAATCAACGAAGCTATTGGTTCTAATACTTCTGGTAATCCACGAAAAGACGCCGTAGTTATTTATATTGACTTGGCAGAATCACCGACAAGTACAGCAGACGACGTAGCTAAAATTGCTATCGTTGAAGGTACGCCAGCCGCTAGCCCTAGTGCGCCAGATAGTTCGGCTATTCAAACAGCAGTCGGCGGTTCTAATCCCTGGTTGAGGCTCGCAAATGTTACAGTTGCACACAACGAAACAGAAATAACAGACGCAGAAATTGAAGACACAAGAGTACAATTTGTCACAAAGCACATGCTTAATGCTTCTTCACTCGCCTATTCAGCCAACTTAGATATTGACGTAGGGCTTTATAACGACCGAGATATTACACTTACTGGTAACTTGGTAATCGACAGTATTACGGGCTACACAACTGGTGTGCCATTTATATTGCGATTTATTCAAAACGGCACTGGTGGTTACACGGTAGACTTTAGCGCTATTTCTATAGACTGGTTCGGGGGTACTCCAACAGTTACCGCTACAGCCAATAAAAAAGACGCGTTTTTGTTTATACCGCGTTCTAACGGCAGACTTGAAGGTTTTATAATGGGGCAAGACGCCAATATAAGCTAACAGTTAAAAACTAAAGGGGGTGTTTAACTATGACAATGGAAACTTTCTATACATTTACAGTGCAAGTATTTAAGAACTTTACGCCAGCGGGAAAACTAACCGAGTACGTGGAAGTTATTGTTATTGCAGATAACGAAGAAAAAGCTATCAAAAAGGCAAAAAAGATTTGCCCTAGAGATGGTTTTGAGTATCGTATTAAGCTAGTAACTGAATATGAGCGCACAAGCGATAATAAATAAATATGCCAACAATACCGACAAATGTAATTATAATTTGGACGGGTACACATGCGGGTATACCTTCTGGGTTTACTCGTGAAACTAGCCTAGACGCAAAGTATCTAAAAGGCGTACCCGACAATGAAACCGACCCGAACCAAACGGGCGGTAATTCTACGCATAGTCACAACGCCACTGCAAACCACAGTCACACAATGGATTCGCACAGTCACGCGGTGCAGTTAAGCAATGTTTCTTCGATAAGTTCTAACAGTTCAGACCAAAGCGGAAGTGAAGCCATACCTGGTAGCCACAGCCACAGCGTTAATATCGGCAATGTGTCTGGTGGTGGTCTTAGTTCTGTAGCCGCTACTTATGCTTCTGTTTCAAATGACCCACCATATCACGAGGTTATTTTTATTAAGGCAGGTTCAAACAAGTTAGTACCAGACGACGGGGTTTTGTTTGATTCTATTGAAGTACCCGACAACTTTACCGAATGTGACGGGTCTGGTACAACACCAGATTTACAAGACAAGTTCTTAAAGGGTGCCGCAACATCACAAAACGCTGGAACTACAGGCGGAAGTACGACAAACGTACATACATTGACCCACACACACACAGAATCGACGCACACACACAGCCAAACCATTACAGAGCAAGGTACGCACGGCGGAGCTAGGCGCGCACAATCTGGTTCAAATAGGCTAGGTAGTCATAGCCACACTGTTAGTTTAAGCGCTAACACCGCTGGAAATATTAGCGAAGAAGATTTAACTACAGCAGAAACGGTCGAGCCACCATACATAAAACTAGTAGCAATACAAAATACATCTGGTAGTGACCAGCCAGTTAAAAAAGGCATGATAGGTATGTGGCTTGGTACACTCGAAACAATACCCGCGGGCTGGTTTTTGTGCGACGGTGAAAATGATACACCAGATTTAACCGACAGCTTTATAAAAGTTGCAACGGGTATAGGGCAAGTAGAAGACACGGGTGGTTCGGCAACCCATACACACGCTTCGCAAAATCACACTCACACAGGTGACGACCACACACACACAGGTAATAGCACTGGGGCAGACCACTGGTCGCAAAACTCATTCGGCCCTGTAGGTGGCGGTTTGGATTTACAAGACGGTGGAAACGCCCACACATTTAGTTCTATTGGCAATGCAAGCACGTCGTGGGGGTCAGCAAGCACAGCCGCAGACAGCGCAAATAACGAACCAGAATACCGCACAGTCGCCTATATAATGTACAAATACAGTGCGACAGGTGGGGCGGCAGTTTTCGCCGCGTTCAATGCGTAGTAATATAAAATTATGTTAGAAAATTTGATAATAGCCGTAGTCGCATTTTTGCTAGGCAACGTAAGTGGCTACTGGTTACATGACCAGCTTAAAAAAACGTTTAATATGAGTGAACAAGGCAGTCGTAACTTTCTGCTCGTTACAGTTACGCTAATGTGGGCGCTATCTATGGTCGTCGACATTCTTAGCCCGACTTACGAAGTGCCTATTGCCGTTCACGGTATACTAGGTGCTATAGTCGGATTTTTCTTTTATACACCAAAAAATAAGTAATTAAATATGGCAGATATTAAAATTAAAGAAACATCAAACAGGGTATTATTCGCTTTACTTTTTGCGTTTGTTTTTTCAGTAGTCGGGCATATAGTGCCAAATGTTTACTATCAATTTATAGACGATACGCAGTATTTAGAAATAAGCCAGCCTATTAGTACAGATAGGCAGACATATAGAGCATGTGACACTACCGAACTAACCGTACAGCTTGACGCTAAAATAGATGTAAGTGTAGAAACAATAACCCAATTAGTTCTAGTTAAAGTAGGTGGCGAATTTGTTAGGGTGGGTGAACCAATAGAAGCCAGAATACCTATTAAGGCAGTTGATAAACATATCGTGCAAGGTAGTTTACTTTTACCATGTGACATAGAGGCAGGAAACTACTACTGGCAAGGTATAGCTATTTATAAAGTAAGGGAATTTACAAAAGAACTTAGTTTTATTACTGAAACTTTTGAGGTTACGACCGACACACAATCAACAAATTAGTGTATACTAAAATCACTTATGGCAAAGAAAATAGCACTACAAGCAGGACACCAAAACGCACAACACAATAGTATTGTCGCACTGCGTGGAAGCACAGGAGCGCCGAACGAAATGTCGTTTAATGTGGACATAAGAAATGCTGTAGCTGGTGAGCTTCGCAAAAGAGGTTTTGAAGTTGTTACCACAGACGCTTGCGCCAACGACGACCCAGCAGTTACCACTAAAGACTTTGACTTATTTTTGTCTATTCACTATGACGCAGATGTTTACGGTAAAGGTGGCGGTTTTGTAGACTACCCAGAACCAAGCACAGACGGTGCAACAAAAGAATCGCAACGAATTACTAAGGAAATAGCAGACCAATATTTTAAGACTACTGGTATTAAAAATCACCCAGAACGAAGCAACGCAAATACACGCTATTACTATATGTGGCGAAGTCTAACATCAAAAACACCATGTGTTTTGATTGAATGTGGTGTCGGTATGCACACGCCAGACGACCACCAGATACTACATTTTAATAGACCGCTAGTTGTAGAAGGCGTCGTACGGGGTATTTGTAAGGCTTTTGGTGTTGAATATGAAGTAAAGCCAGACCCAGTGCCAGAACCCCCAGTAGAAGCAGTCATAACAGACGAGAACGCAATTATAAGGCTAGGAAACATCAACGGCAAGAATTATGGCGATATGCGCCTAAAAGACGTTAGAATCGGTCTAGGTGAGCGAGAAAACACAATAGAGCTATTAAACGCTAAAATCACA